TGTTCTAAAATTATAATCTTCAAAATATTTTAACTCTTGAAGAGCTTTAACAAGTGTAGTTTTTCCTACACTCATTGTACCACATAATCCTATTTTCATGATTGTGAATCTCCTGGTTTAACTCTATAACTATCGTAATCAAAATGTTGTGTTGATACCTCGAATATAGTGGCTCCTTCTGTGAGAGCCAACATTTGGTGAGGTTGACCTGGCATTAGGTGAATACAGTCTCCTTCCGTAACATGAGTTTCATGTTCAGTAGCTGTTTCAGTATCAATCCATTTATACAAAAATTCACCTTTAGAAATGTACCATGCTTCATCTTTAAGCAAATGGAAATGCATTGAAAACTGTTTGTCTTTTTTAAACACTAAAAGCTTGCCACAGTATAGATCATTGTTAATAATCCATAACTCGTGGCCCCAAGCTTTTTCGTGTCGCTCACCTTGGTAAGGTTGAGCTTGAAGAGTTAATTCTCTCATTTTAGTTTCTGTAATCTGTAAGAAGATTCTTCATTGATGGGTTTTTGTACCAAGGTAAACCTTCTCGTTGTTGCATTAATTGGTTGTAATCGTCTTCACTATAAGGAATTCCGTGCAAATACCATCCTTTAGAATATTCTGAATCTTTGTTTTTAGGTTCGATTGCAGGTCCATCCCAACGGTGAAATTTCCAATGTTGTTCACCTTGCATCTTTACAAGATAAATTTTAGCACCTTTTGATTTAATTGTTTTGTATTCGTATAATTTTTCCATAACTATTAAAATGTAATATTATCTCCTTGATGATTGTCCCATTCGCAAATGTACGAATTTCCTTCTACTTTACAAAATTTAGATAAAATATCTTCTACAACATAAATGCCCTGAGCACCTGAAACTGTGATGCCGCGAGCTGATAGGGCATCACCTACAAAGTGTACATTATCAAAATCAGCCAATGCCAAATTAGAATAATCAACTAATGGCTCAGGAGACAAATATTTAACTTCAGGAACGTAAACACCCCAATCGTCACCTAATGTTGGGAATACTTTTTTCATATCCTCGATAAAGTCATCAATGTATGAATAGTAACCTTGGAACGCATCGCGTATAGAATCTAGTGAATCAATTGGCAAAGCATCAATTTCTTCACCTTCACTTGTAATACCTACTTTACGTGATGGGCTATAGTATAAACCAGAGTGAATTTTAGGAGCATTACGACCGTCAATGCCCTGATTTTTAATCCAGGTTTTGTTTACCTTTTGAACCAATTCACGTGACCAATCAAATGGATTTTCGATACCAGGAATTTCCATCAAAATACCGAAATTGGTCATATTGTTACGATGTTCTTCTCCTTTTTTAGCGTGACCATTATAACTAACATCTCCGTATGTTTGTTCAACAGCTACATAAGCAGCATTGTTGTTTGTACAGAATGAACGAAGCGAAACGCCATTATCGAATTTACGATACAATTTGAAATCGTAGCTAATGTCGATCAACTTCTGGAAGTGATGTTGAGGAGCTTCAAAACGAACACCAATTTGTACTGGTTTTGGTTCTGTAGGGAATGAATAATCATCTGCTAGTTGTTTACCAAAGTCAATACCTGATTTACCTACAGCGAAGATTAGGCGGTCATATTTTATTGTTTCTTTTGGAGTATTCCAATCACAATATAATTCTTGATTATTAAAATCAATGTTGGTTACTTTAGTTTCCCAAATAAATTTAACACCTTTAGACACTAAATAATCGTACCAATTTTTACCAATCTCGTGTAGATAATCTGTACCAACATGCCATACAGGGAACAAACGTAAACCAAAATATGGTTTGATAAAATCAGGTTCTGCTTGAGGATCTGAACATTGTACTTCCTCTGGTTTGGGGTGGAAACGTTTAAAGTTGTTAATTACCTCATCAAACAACTCCATTGCTTTTTCCTCACCACAATACTTAGACATATGTCCTCCAATTGCTGTGTGGTAAGTTAGTTTACCATCTGACCAACCACCGGCACCTAAAAAGCCCTCCATTACTTCGGCGGGCTTACGATTGTATGGGTCTTTGCCCATATCGACGATAGTGATAAGTTCTCCAGGATAACCATTGTCTACAAGTTTAGTAGCTGCGTTTACACCTGCTACTCCTGCTCCTACGATTACTAGTTTCTCTGCCATTTTTACTATTTTAATTGTTTGAATATACGAATAAAAAGTGGCGTCTCCAAATTTGGTGACGCCACAGCTGTCAAAAGTTTTAAATTAAAGCGACGGGCTATGAATCCGTCTATAAGTTAATATCCCTTTTATGGAGTAACAAGTGTACCTGTAATAGGGATAATTCCTCTCCAAGTTGTGTTATCATATCTACTTCCTTCTCCTGCTACCACAACAGCACCATGAAGTTGTTCTGCTGTAGGAATCCCTAATGCTGAGGTTTGAATTTGACTTGCAATGTTCGTATTAGCAAACATAGCGGCTACTATTTGTTCTTTAGATCTTAAAGCAATAGTAGGATCTCCGGAATTTGGATTCCATCCAGTTCCAGCACTCCATCCTCCGTTATTTTTAGTGTTATCCCATCTAGTTTTAGTAGTTACTGGGGTATGTCCTCCACCTGTTTGAGAATTTGAGATTCTATATCCGTTTTCCCATAGATCATCAATATCTTCAAAATGGTAAATTGCGATACTTTGAGATAAAGCGTATCCAGGGTTATTAAGAGTAGGAGTTACAACACAATAACTTGCTGTTGTTGATGAACCATTAGTAGCCATTTCTAAAGGGAAATATCCTCCCTTTCCAGGAATACTACTTTCAGAAGAGTAAACTTCAGGATCTACAAAATACAATTTACCTCTTTCCGTACCTGTAGGGTAAGGGGTATACATTTGAAGATCTCTTAAGCTAAAATTGTTTTTACTAGCTGAAGGCCAGGTAAATTCTGGGCGAGCAGGGCTTAAGTTCCGGATGCCGAGATAAGCATAATCTTGGCTTTGTCCTACAGATGTTTTATTATCATAGTAGGTATCGTAAGAACTAGTTCGGGTTTTGTCAACCCCTGTTACCATCCAATATGCGCTAGCCATTATTCTTTATATATTTTAATTTTTAATTTACCTTCACCTTTATGTACTCTATGCCATTCGTGTCGTAATATACATATTGAGGTAGAAGGTTCTAATTCCCAAGGCAATTCATCTTCAAATTGAAATCCCCAACCTTCACCACATTCTATCACTTCAACTAAACGATCTTCGTTGTCTCGATGCCACATTAGTTCGATTGGATCTATATTTTCTCCAAATTCTCTAATGACGTATTCTTCTGTGGTTTCTAGATCCACGTAAGGGCGATCACCAGAATCCTGAGAAGCTTGATTTGAGTCCGAGTAATTTTGCATAACGTGGTAATCTACAGCTCCAATATGATGCCTTTGTTTTGTCATTCCTAGTTGAACACTTATGTCTTTTAGCGAATGCTTGTCTTGCTTTAGGATCGTTAATTTTTGCTCTTAAACCACCTGAACCAAAACGAACTGTTTTAATGTTTTTGGTTTTAGGGTCGCGAACATATACTTTATAAGCTTTACCACCGGAGGAAGAACGCATTGGTTTTCCAATTGGTGGATCTTTCTTTTGTGATTTTTTCTTTTTAGCTTCGTCAATAGATTCATTTAGATCAAGATATTCATCTTCCATAATAAAGTCTAAAGGAACGCGAGTACCATCTTCCAAAGTACCAAAATGACCTAAATCAGTTTCATTTAAGATAGCTAAATCATCCTCGTTTGTAATCTCTAAAATTTGGCGAGAATATAAAGAACGCGCTTCAGACCACAAATTAAAATAATTTGATGAACCAGCACGGTATAAATGTTCTGTTAACGGTTTATTATTGTCCATATGGTATTTTAACCCCTCAGACAATATCTCACGTGGTGCTAAACTTTCGTTCAGCATCAACGTTTTAGTATCGCAAGTATTACATCCGCAGCTACACATATTATTTTAATTTTTTAACAGCTAATCCTACTTTATCTGAATCGTGATTTGGGCTATTTTTAGATGCTAGGGAAACATTAAATTTACCTGCGTCTATAATATCAAATCCGTCTTCTAAAGATTTAGGATTAAGTTTGTATTTAACATATCGCACCGCTACATATTCATTGAACAAGTCATTGAAACTATATTTTGGATCAGCGTTTAATTCTTTAATTAATTTTTTCTCTAAAGCAATTCTTCCAGCGTGAGCTTCAACATCGTATGGACTATTGATTTTTGGGAAGTTTGGGTATTGTTCTAAATAAGCTTTAAGATCTGATTTTAATTCCGGGCTTCCTACTTTTTCAATTAAGTTTAATGGGCCTTCAAGTACAGATCCTTCTGAGAGGGTATCAATAACTGTTAATTTATCATCATCGATTTCTCCCCCTTTTTTCTCTACTACTTTTTTAAGATCAGCTAATTTAACTGTGTTGCCCATTCCTTTAGAAGTTTTAGCACTTACTTGGATTTGATCTTCACCTTGATAAAGTAAATAATCAATTAAAGGATAGTTACCAGCACCAGGGAATTCAACACCTTCAGCTCCTATAGATTTACCATAAATTAGTGCACCTAAAGGTTCACCTAAGTTTTTAAGTACTTCATTATAGAAACTAGGAGCAGACATTGCTTCATCAATTTCTTCAGCAGTAGGTTTATCTTCTTTATTTACAGCATATAAAAGAACCTTTTTCTGTTCTTCAGACATTACTTTGTTGTCTTTAATACCTCGCTGCAATTCATTAAATAATTGTTCTAATGAAATTTTTGTATCTAAAGTTAAACCTAATTGTTGGGGTTTTAACTCGTAATACTCCCCACCTTTAGCTCCTGGTTTTAGGATAATATAGGTGTCTCCTGTTTTAAAGTTACCATTTCGTGGGTGTCTTCTTTTACCATATTTTCCTGCGTCTTCAATTCTGTCGATTAAAACGTCTCTATTATCATCATAGATAACAATTTTGTTTTTTGAGGCAGGTTTGATTTGATCTTGAGAGATACCGAGTAAAGCAATTAATTCTTGAGCAATTGCTTTTGCTTCATCTGTTAGGGTTTCAAAACTTAATTTAACCAATTCTTGGAGATCTAGTTTAATACCTAAATTCTCTAAAATAGATTCTAATAAAAGGATATCCTTTTCTTCATGAAGTTCAGGATATCCCTTATCGAATTTGTAAGAGAACTTTTTAAAAAGATTGTCTAAAGCATTCATTATACTTCTTCCGTTTCTGTTTCTTCAGCCGATGCTGTTACTTCAATT